TTAAGGTCTTATCCTATTGAAGTAGATCATTAGACCTATTATGATTAAAGCCGCTATTCCTATTGCAGCCCAAGCCATTGCGGACCACGGTGTGCCTTTATCGCTTTCGACTTCCAATGTCTTTTCCTGCTTATCAATTTGCTCTTTGTTGAACTCTTGAAGCTGGTAGTTGATTGCTGACTTGTCTCTTTCTGAAAGTCCGTAGATCGTTTCTTTACTTGAATCACTTGTCTTTTTGGAATCTCCTAGTTTTACATTCTTAAGGTTGTTGAACTGCCATTCCGTAACGCTGTCATTCCTGATCTTTTTGGCACTTGCTGGCTTTGTTGGGTCTGCGATATCCGCCTCAAGTTTTATATCTTCATCTGTAGTGGATTGCCGCTCTTTGGAATCTTCTTTTATATCCTTTTGCTTATCATTTTGCACCACGCTATCGACTTCACGAGCGTTTTCTGTTTTGGTCTGCTCGCTGGTTTTCTCTAGGGCTTTTTTACGAGAGCCGCAGGATGTGATGAGCAGGACTAGGAATAGGAGTTTTAGTGTTTTCATGATAACTGCATTGTTTTTAAGTCAATATCTTTAAGTGGTATTTTAGGACTCTTAGATAAAAACAATTCTATTCTATCTTGATGATTTGTTTCGGTTTCAACAAAATCAGCTGGGAACAAACCATAAGAACCACTATCTGTTAATGCTTCTTCCTCATTTTCGTAATAAGAGAAACACCATCCATAGTTAGGTTCATAAAAGAAACCTTGTAGCTCTACTTCATTTAACTCATGACTCAGGATGATCACGCTCATAATCTCAATATTATTTTGCTTTCGCGAAAGCGTTAATTAAATAGTCTCTTGTACTTATTTGTAAGTTCTATCCTATGATCTAAGCCGTTGTAACCACCGTTTATCGCCCTAGTAAGTCCCTTTACATTATCCATATCTGCAAACTTATTGAGTCTGTTTTCAGTCCAGAACCATAAAGCTGCTATCATTGCATCAGGTTCAGTTAGTAATAGATCGGGATTGTTTACGTAGTCTATGCCAGTTGATTTTGACAATGCACTATAATTTTTCTTGCCGGTTAACTGAATGAATCCACGCCCTCTATATTTCCAACCATCACCGCTACACTCATCACCGTTACCCATACGGTTGGCGTAAACCTTATTTGCTATTTCTTTAGGCTTTCTCGCGTATGTTGCGGCACTATTTGAATCAAAGTATTTCCTGAAAGTCTTAAGTAGTCCATCCCTAGAATAGTTTAGATTCTCGCTAATAGGCTTTAAACCGCTCTCGTGGTCCAGTTGTGCGAAAAAATGAGCAAGCCTAAGCGGTGTATTGATACCGTGCTTAGATAGTAACGTTCTATACTTCTTTGATATTTCTAGTGCTTTGCTCATGAGTTATGCTTTTTTTAATACTATTTCTTGCATCTTGGTAAATATGGATCGGTCATGTTCCTCTATTGCCTTGAGTATGGTAGCCTTATCCGTTATACTCGTGTGCATTATAAGTTCCTTGATTGAACTATTACTTTCAATGCTCTTTTGTAGCATCTCTATAAGATCATCTTTGTGATTATTCTGCAATTTGGTTATCATCTCTTGCAGATTATCCACCTTTCTGTATAGAAACCCTATCGCAATTAGCAGTACTACGATTACAAAAAACAGAAACACCTTAAACGAAGTATCTTCGGTTAGCATATCCGTGGGTAACTGGTTTATAAATGTTGTAATCATATTCAGTTCTTTACTTGTAATTAATTTGCGGCTTCTTCATACCAGATAAAAGTCATAGACATTTGCAGCGTGTTTAACAATGAGCCATTACCCACGCCTGATAATTGATAGCCAAATATTTCTCCAGGCTGTACCATTCTCAATACCTCAATACTCTTTTCAATACCGTTGATAGGCAATACTTGTGATAGCGTTGGAGTTCCTAAACTTGTAGCGTTGGTAAGTGTTCTAAACCTTATCGCGGATGTTACACCGCCAGTCTTAAGGTTGTTAGGCGTTACGTCTCCAGATGCCAACTCGGTAGGGCTTACATAAAAGTTTACCTGCTGTGGTGTACTGGTGGAGTTATTGGTGAACTGCCTAAGAGTTACAAAGGCATTAACACCGCTTGTAGGTGGATTAAAAAAAGTTGATTTAATTATATTTCCAGAACCTACAGATTGTGAGCCAGTACCAACCGAAAACGCTCGCCCATTCCTTACGGCTTCTTCCATTGAACTGTGAACTGGACCATTTATAAACACGGTAGATGATGTTGCACTAGCTGTGATCTTAACTTCTGCTGTTCCCGAAGTGTACTCGATCATTTCAACGGTAATCGAACGACCACCAGTTACTATCCTAAACTCGGTATCTGGGCTGTTGTTATCCCTAATCGTTTCATTAGAGCCAGTAGAACCAACGCCAGAACGAAATAATAACCTACCGCCCTGAACTCCGTTACTTTCTATTGTATCACCACTACCAACTACTTTTAGCTTGCCTATAAACGTTCCAGAAACACCTATAACAGCACTTGCACTTCCTGGAGCGTTAAGAGTTACCGTTCCGTTTAGTGCGCTTATACTGCCGCTATTTTGCCATGTAGGACTTGAACTAAATAAACTCATAACGATCTCCATTTTGTGCCGGTACTCGCGACTTTTAAAACCTCCCCATCATTGATGGTTGCAGTTAGGTATTCTCCGTTTGGTAGGTAGATTTTTTCTTTGTTTGTGGTAACTACAATTGTAGATCCACCGCTACTATTTGAAATCTCAAAAACCTTGTTGGGATTAAGGCTAGCGCCTGGCAATGTCATCACCTTATTTGGAACAATCACATCGATGTAGTTATCATCTGACGTCAGAGTGTGGTCATCATTTTTGGAAACGTAATTGAATACAAGAGAATCCACGATATTCTGTAGATCGCGGTTGGATTGATTCAATTCATCTATACGCCTTTGCTGGCGTAATATGATCTGCTTATCCTTTGATATGAACGCTTTTTGAGCCATTAATTAAACTATATATATTTCATTATGACCATGCTTTGATCTGATGGAAATCTAGCATCCTTGTAAATATTCAAGATGATATAATTACCGTAGTGAAACACTTTGCTTTGAACGTTAAGACCGAATCCACCATTTCTAACTTCGTCCTTCCATATCTCTCGCCATGTAACACCGTCTGCCGTGGAGTGTAATAATGATGTTCTAAGTTCACGAGCCACTTCGGCTTCACCTATAGAATCACCCAACATTGACAAACACATAGTTTCATCATCTTCATATTTTTGATAAAAAACAGATGGTATATGAGTTATTCGAGTGTTGTTAATTATGTAACATGGCTCTCTATCAGTCATATTTTCCTGATCTATACGAGCCATTCTCCATATACCAGTAAGTGTGAAGTCAGTACCAAAGAACAGGTAATCCTTATGCGCGTAAACGCTACAATGCTGCTCTCCTGAAGCTATTTTGTAAAGGTCAGGATCTGAATCCGCAAGAGTCCATACTACATTACTTAAGTTTATATTATCATCTACATCAGTATAATGAAATGGTCTATTTTCATCTGCATCACCACCAATTAAAAAGAATTTTTTCCAGTAAGGATCGTAACAAGCGCCGTGCATGTGATGGGCATTAGTAGCGGTAAACAAAGTATTAAGTGAGCAATCAAAAAGCATTTGCCAAGTCTCGCCATTATCCATTGTGAAATAGCACATACCAGCGCGACGTTCTGGCGCTATAACATATTCTACTATAGTGCCATATTTACCAACAGCAGTACGTCCCCAGTTTGGTGTTGAGCTTGCCCCATTACCAAGTGTTAAATCTTTTTCGGTAACACAATTAACCGTAAGAGTTATTGTGTTAGTCGCTGATATTGTTACTACAGATGAAGAAATATCCAATAAAGCGCCAGGCAAAAGGCCTGTGTTTCCAGTCATGTTAAGGGTAGTAATAGCACCGTTGTCGCCTGTGATGTTCACATCACCATCTACAAGCGTTGTGGAATACCTACGACCTCTTAAAACGAACTTATAATCACCAGCCGCTAGCGTTGTGTTTATTGTAATAGATTGACCATTGTACCAATCAATAATAGCTTGAATTTCGCTAGGATATGTTATTGATCCTTGATTAGCATTTAAACCACCAAAAACAAGCCCTGACGAGTTATGATCTACTAAAGCGATTTCATCCAACAATTGATCTGCTGCGTCGTATATCAACAAATGAGTAGGATTGCCTACTATAGGATTTTTGAGTTTGGCTACTGATACGGTGTCATCTGTTCTTAAAAGTTGGTTATTAAACTGAATTGTACCGTTTCCAAATTGCGTGGCGTAACCAGCAAGAGCAGGAACAGCCGAAACTATGTCAAGATTAAAGGTATCTGGAATCATTTTCCACTTATCTTTCATTGACTGCCATAGATCCTCTTTTTGTGTATCTGTAGCGTCTTGTGGGAGTGTAATAAATGTAATCCCAGACCTAGTAAGACCTATTTGATCGTGTGGTTGTAACCCCGCCAAAAGCGATTCAAATTGGATGCTTTCTATGTTTCCTGAATTGTAGAAATACATCAATCCTTCCTTATCTACATAAAGGAGTGTACGCCCCTTCTGAAGTGCGCCACCTGTATTCAGGTTGCCTTTAGTATCAATAACCTTTATATCTCTAACCGTTTTTCTTGAAAGCGACTTGCCTGTATAGTCATAACTTGAAACATCACTCCAACCGCCAGGGCTAAGGTCGGGTTCTCTACCAGCATTTTCAGGTGGCTTTCCTTGAAATATGGTTTTACCTACCCTAAATAGGTTTTCACCTATGTCTTTCGCCTCGTAAGATGTTTCATAGGATGGAATCTCCGCTTTTTCCATAACATTTACAGAAAGACTGTCGCTTGTTCTTACGTTTGTTATTTGAACCCAGTCAATACCATCTAAACCTTCCTCAGAAGCACTCACTAGAATTTGAAAAACACGAGCAGCATCTATATTAGCTTGGTTTTCTAGATCAATAACACCTTTAGACCCTATATTTTTAGTTGATTTTATAATCCCATTTGAATTATTAAAAACCCTTATCTCTATAGGCATCGATAGATTTTCATTGCTTTTAATTTCATCAAAAAAGATATACCTCTTAAATCTACCCTCATTTAACCTATTGAATGGAACATTTAAAACTTGACTGCGAAATACCCTCGCAGAAGTTCTATCTCTATAATCTGCAACCATCCATAAGGGTTCATCAGGTACAGCTACATCGTTTTTAATATTTCGGACGATGTTAAAGGTTGGGAAATCATCACCAAAATAGAAATCATGCAACGTAACCCTAGCAGTATCTGTTGTGCCTAAAACCAATAGAATAAAATCAATTGATGTATTCTCGATGTTTAAGTACATCAATTTTTTGCCACCCCTGATGATGACGGTGGCTTGATCTATAACAGCCGCATTAGAGTCCCTAGTATTAAATTGAGACACTAAATCGTTTTCATTAACTATGATCGCACAATATTTTGCAGTAATATCTTGTAGTGTTCTGCCAAATCTAATTGTGGATTGCCTTCTTGAAACAAGGGCATCTAAAGGTTTAATATAATCTAACTGCCCAAATGTTTGCAGGGTAAAGTCATCTGGCAATCCGTAAGTCCGTACATCGAGTATTTTATTAACACAAGGCTCATCTTCATTGCTTGTGATGTTTACTTTTGTTTTATTCCAACTAGAACCAGTTTTTATGAATTTAACATCAAATCCTTTATCTGTATCTTCAGGATCATAGACCAAGTTTCCAGCATTTGGATAAGTTCCAGCTTGCAATGGTTGGTATGAACCGTCAAGTGTAGGGTTATCTGTTATTAGTAAAGTTCCTCTAAAGCCTGATACCGCCCCTGATATTGCAGCGTTTAGATCTTGAGCAGTTCCAACATATCCACCTGTTTCTAGTTTGTTTTCAAAATCTAAAGAAGTAAAACCCTTACGAGTATTCCAGTATTCAAATGAATAGAACTGATCTACTACGTAACGCAGTATGTTGATATTTGATTCTGCTGTGTCAACTCTCCAATAAATAAAATCATCGGTTTCAACTGCGTTCTGTAACGGAGTTTTACCTTCTGCTAATTCCAGAAAGATTACACTATCTACAAAATCCGCCTTGGTAGGTTTTTTTTGAACGAAATAACCTTGTTTCGGCAGGATTGTCTGTACAAGTTCGTAATCCTCAACTGGCGTATATCCAAAGGTAATCTGATCGGTTGTTACCTTTTTGACCTTTCCAAACGTAGGCGCTAGAACATCAAAAGGTAGTTTTACTAATTCATTTGTAGCGGGATCAATTCCTACTGCACTACCATTGGTAGGTCTACTGGTTACGGCTGTAAAATCGTTGGGTTCGCTAACGTTGGTTACTGCCCTTCTTAAATCGTCTAATTGTTCTTGAACTGTAGCCATAACTTAAATATACGTATTTAAACCCTAATTTATATTCATTCTAAATAACAAAATTAAGCAAATAGCTAGTATAAACCGCATATTTTTGTTATATGTTGGGCTTTATTGTTATAATATTTTTACTATTAGTATCTGGTTATCTTGGATATAAGATAGACGTGTTCTTTTTTGATCTGCTAACAGGCCATTCAAGAGAACCTAAACAGCCCGATGTGCATATCCATTACCATCAATCAACTTACCACCAATCCGTTACTATTGACAAAACTACCGTTAGAAACGACAAATCTACCGACTGGGAAAGGATCGACAACTAACTGACTAACGCTGTAATCACCCAATCTATAAGCCCTATCATATTGCCTTTGCAAGGTCGCTTTAAAGGTGTAGCGGTTTGATGTACCCAACCTTTCGCTTTCGTAGTCTCCTACCTTTTTGTATTGTACTCCATCGATAAACACCACGTCGTTAAGTAACACCTCTATTAATTGACGTTTAATATTACTGGCTACATAACCGAAATCAAACTCGTAGATCTCCAGCTTTTCATCATCAATGGAAACCAGCCTATCATCCGCTTGGTATTGCTCGCTGTCCGTTGTGGTAACGTCCTTAGCTGGACTATCATATTCCACACGTATAGAACCAAAGAAGCCTTTGCTAAAGATCAATCCCTTGACACCATCCGACCAATATTTGATTAGGTGGTGGTTATAAAGATCATCTTTAACCTCTATAAATTCACTTCGGTATTCTCCTACTGGATCATTGCCTAAATAACCGTAGGTAATAACAGCCTGATAGATCCCTAAATCCTGATCTAGGTTTATGGGAAACTCGTAAACGTTATAGGGCTGTTCGTTATAATATGCCGACACTATAACTGGCTCATTGTTTACGGCTGTCTGTGGTCTGTCTCCAGTAATTACCTCGCTACGGTCAAACTCATCATTGAACTCAATAGCTACTATCTGTTGGAACAATGTACCTACTTTAATAAACTTTCCAATCTCATAGAAAGCTGGCAAAGATCCAGCAAGGGAATGACCCTCATCTACCTTTATTTGCCCAAACTCATCATAGGTGTTTCCAGTTGTAAAGTAGATCCTTAATACTCCATCCTCATCGGTGTAGCTTATGGCATCCCTTGAATCAAATGCGTTAATATTCTTTATGGCAAGTTCTGGCGTAACGCTTAAAACCTCGTTACCATCGCAATCGTTTAGCACTAGGTTAAGGTTGTTGTAACTCGTGTGGACCTGCAAAGTAGGTCTATCAGTATTTAGAAATGGCTGCAAATAATTTCCTGCTATGTCGTTCTTTTCAAAGCTGCTGATTAGATCACCTACTCCGTAGTTCTCACCTATCGCGTTTACTTTTTGCCTAACCATAGGGATAGGGTTCCCGACTGGATAATGGAAGTATGGCGTTGCGCTGGCCTCTCCAATATCCATTTGTTCAATGGTGTAGTTTACTGTTTTAATACAGTTGAATGAATCCTTTATGTAGACTGTAAAAGTACCAGGAAGCAGTCCATCAAATACACCGCTGGATCTATACTCCACTCCATCCAATGAGTAGGTTATATTATTTGAAGTAACCTCATTAAGATTCTCCACGCTCAAGATATAGCCAGTTGGTACGGCTGTGGATGTGATCGCAAAGTCTGATATAAGTATGGGTGCTGGCGCTCTATAACCATCAAATGTAAAACCACCTATTTCACCCTCGCGTAAACCTATGGAGAAGTCGATGCCTCTAGTAACTTCAAACTCGACTACATCGCTGTTAACATCGTTTATCACGACTGGAGCGGTAAGATCCTTAAAGGTCTTTGTTGCCGTAACCCTAACCAAGACATTATCACAAGGATTTGTAGTTGCTGGCAAATATTCAACGTCTGCAACCTTTAAAAGTATGACGCTAGAGACTTGTGTAATTACAAAAGAAGCTGTTCCAGTTGGTTGCTCATCATCTGCCTGCCCTTCAGATACATTATCAAATACACCATCTTCTGCGGTCGTTATAGATACTCCATTCTCAATCCTTTCAATACTAAAAGAACCGCTAGCGTTTAGGTCGACCCTTAATGCTTGGAAATAGTTATCAATTGTTGCATCCAAGGTGTCTGCTATGGTAACTTGACCAGATTGCACCCTTTGGGTCACGAACTTTGACAATCCGCTAAGACCTAGATAAAACCCATTACCAAACAACCTAATAAAGTAGTTTTCATTGGGTGTTGCGTCAAACGTTATTTCTATTTTAGATGCCATAATTTGCCTTGATTAACTTGATTTGTCCTTCTTTTGATGGTTGGTATTCCAATAGGAAACCGTAATTGATATTACCGTTCCTATCGGTGTATTTTAATGAGTAGTAGTAATGCGGTATGCCGTCCGTGGACTTCATCAGATACCTTAGCTGTTCCTCGCTGAACCTATAAACGAACGTAGCCTCATATGGCTGGAATAACGGTTTTAATAGGTCGCTGTTTAGAATATCACCGCGCTCCAGTCTTGGGTCGATCTCCACCGCTCCAACGTCCTTTAATTGTGTTTCCAGTTGACTGTTTCCTACGGCATTTACAAACAATGTCTTTCGGTCTGGGTATTGTGATAGGCAAGTAAGACGGTTACTGTATCGATACAAGGTGTTTACTGGTGATAACCTCAAATTAAAGGCTGTTTCTGGGCTGTATATTCCAGTAGGTAGCACTTTAAAATCCTTATCCCAATTGCGGTTTATGTAACTGCTTGATTGCTGGTAGCAGTCTATGAAGAAATTATCCTTATCATAGGGTGTATCTTCGGTTGGGAAATCCTCTCTAGGCTTTCTACGTGTGAGTTCTATTGCTAGATTGTCTGCTCTTATCTCGCTAACAAGATCCAGTTCACCATCCACGCTCTTGAAATTGTGCTTGAAGTTGGAAATAGTATTGTGTTCATCCAATCCCTGCTGTTCTTCATATTCTCCAGCCTCTTTATAACCAATCGTTACCTTTTCGTTTAGGTCTGTTGGTATTTCCTCAACGTCTCCTACATAACCCAAATCAATAAGGGATCTACGTCTAAAGAACTCATCAAACTCTCTAAATACGATCTTTTCAACGCCGCCCACGAGTTCAATACCGTAATCTATGTTAAGTATCTTTTGGGATGATTCTATCAAGTTTTTCCAGCTTAACTCCATACTATCTGGAAAGCCTCTCAACTTCTTACCCGATGTAATGAGTAGATCTTTGAATGGTCCGTTAAGTAGTGTTTCCGATTGTACCACATTGCGCCCGAAAGTGATCAGGCTAAGTCTTTTTGCGGCATCCAGTACGGTTAGTCCTTCGTAGGTAGTTGATGGATAGGCATTATCTTCTTCACTTTCTATTGATATATTGGTATGAGTAATACTAAATTCATTACTTGGTAGAGCCTGACCATTAACAAAGAATCTAAAACTGAAAAATACTATTTCATCTTCCTCAACTACTAAATTATAATCCGTGTCTAGGTCTAGGCTAAACTCATTTAGACCGCTTGGCAATCCTGGATAATCAAATCGTTGTACCGTTGCCACTCTTTGAAATACGCTAGGGTTATCTGCATCAATGTATTTATAGACCAAAAACTGAACTATAAAACTAGAGTTGGCACCATTTAAAACAGAAATATTAAAACTGTAATCTGCAACCGCTTTTATTTTTAGTTTGAGTTCCTTACGAGTAAAACTACGAGACATATACGCCTTACTTCCATCAATTGGTGGTGTATCACCGCCAGTATTGAAACCGTTGGACAAATTGAATACACCGTTTATATCAAAGTCTCCACTATATACCTTGTTTAGGCTTGGGATGTAGTTTAATACTGCATTTGAAGATCCAACCTGAAAAGCGTTTACAGTCTCTTTATTCTCCAGCAATGAAGTAACGAGTAGCTGTCTGCCATTTAAAAACCCATTGCGGTAATTTAGAGGTGGCAATACCTTACCATCTATACTATCCAACCGTTCCAACTCATAGCTATCGTTAAAGGATGCCTTAAGGTCTAATTCTAAACCGCCTTTCTCTAGATTGACTTGATATGAGTTGAACTTCTTAACTCTTTTTGATAGGTCTATTTGTCCTGAATACTCAATCTCGTATCTATCATGCTTGTTTAAGAAGTATTTCGTGCAAAGTATTACCGCATCAAAGCCTTCAATGCTTTCCGCTTGTCTTATGTATTCATAACCATCACCATAGAAAGTCAGTTTTTCTGCAAAGTCAAATACAATACCTACCTTTTTGGATATTTTGCGCGTCTTATCATCCCAACCTACTGGATTGGTTTTTAATTCCAAGGCTGGCTGCGTTTTGCTTTGAAGTACGAACTTTACCCTTTTCTTATCCATCCAGTTTTTCTTTTGATGTAATCGTCAATACTTCCGTTTTGAACATTAATAGTTGGGTTGAGCCTTACGCTTTTAAATCCTGATTTTATCCCTTGTTTGATCTCGTTACGTATTCCAGCTGTGCTGATTTTGTTTGATTTACTCGCTCCAGATAGCATAATACCGTTTTGGTTCAAAGTGCTTTTTAGATAGTCCATATCGCCTTGTCTTAAAGCATCATTAAAAGCCTGCTCACTAGGATAGATAACATCATCCTTTGCAACGTGTCCTATGATGTTTCTACCTTTCAAACGCTCTACAGAACCATCCGCGCTAACACGTACTTCATCTCGGCCACCGTCATTTAATAATGCGATACCTTCGTAGTTATCGGATTTCTTTTTACCAGTCTTATAGCGTGGTATTGGAGTTGCTAATACCGTAGCGGCTTGGGCTGCTCCTAGTGCAATAATTGCAGGAATCAATAGAGGTGCTGCCAGTCCAGCTTGTGCCGTAACCTTAGATACTGCCAAAGCGGTATTAATAGCGATTTCAGCAAGTGCAACCGTCTTGTTAAATATGGCTTGCTTGCGTTGTTCCCCTCTTTTTTTCTTCTCTAGCTGTCTGTTCTTTGCCTCGCGTTCAGCTTCCAGTTGATCGCGCTGTTCCGTGCTTAGGCGCTCGTTATCTAATAGCCTAGCATAGTAGTCATTATTGCGCTGTATATCGTCCTCAATGCGCTGCTGTCTATTATCAAATATGGCATTGGTAGTATTGATTAACTCCCTACCTATTTGTTCTGATAGATCCGCTATCTGCTCGTTTGCAGCCTTGAATTGATCCGCCATAGTTTGAGCGAACGCACCAAAGCCGCCTTGACCACCACCGTCTAGGAATCGCTGGTAAGCCTCTTGCATTTCTTCAAATGATGTTTTGAATGTATTGGCTAATGACTGTAGAGCATCTTCTACCGGTACGTTGTCAATGATTTCTTCAAGGCCTTGTTCTTCCATCACGTCATTAACATCGACTACCATAGTCTTAAGACGTTCCAGCCTTTCACGGTCTATCTCTACAAGTTCCTGCTCGTATTTCAAACGCGCCAACCTTTGACCGTCTAAACTGTCTTTATTGGCTTTTAGTTCCTCATCCAGTCTAAGTTGTGCCAATTCTATCTTAGCTTCCTCAAAGCGTTCTAGCGATGCAAGTCTTGAAATGTAGGTTAGTTCCTCATCTTGGAAAATAGCATCGTTAAGTTCTATCTCCTGCTCAAGTAAGAACTCTTTAAGAGCCATACTATCCTTCATGCGCTTCGCTGCTAGATTGTTTGTTGAACCACCACCAGAACCGCCGCCAGTATCTCCATCTCCAGTATCTAAATCCGTATTTACTTCATCTGTCTTGTTTAGTATCTCATCATAAAACTCAACTTGACCGCGTAATGATGCGGCTTGTGATTCAATCAAATACTTTTCTGCTTCGAGTTGTTTTTTTCTTTTCTCATAGGTACGGTCAGTCATTTTTGTGCTGTACCATGTGTTTTTGGAAAACTCCTCGTCAAGTTTCGCCAACTCTTGATTGATTACCGTTACACCTTTACTGCTATCTACTAAAAACTGATCTAATTCGCGCTTTCTTTTATCTCTTTGTTGTTTGGCAAATTCCTCATCAGTTACCCTTTTGTTTAATCTACTATCAAATACTTTTTGGTTCTTAAGATCCTCATCCGTGTATTCGGTTTTGGTCTGCTGGTTTGTAAATTCATCTTCAGCGCTTTGGCGACCTCTTTGATTTGAATTAAGGAGCCTATCATCTCGAGTCTCATTAAGTTTATCAAACATCTTTAACAACCTTGTTGCTCCTTCAATAGCTGTTTTAAAGAAATCAGAAACAGGACCCGTACCGTTATCAATATTTAATATCAATGCTTCCCATGTAGCATCCAATATTTTCAGCTTATTCTCTAAACTCTCTAATTGTTGGTCAGTTAAGTCTTTTAACGCTCCAGAATTATTGCGTATAGCCTCGGCATTAGTGTCAATTATATCGGTATTATTTGCAAGAACGACACCTAAACTAGCCGCTTGCGCGCCCATCAATTGATAAGCGACCTTTAGCGTTTGGATTTCCGTATCACCTCTCGCTGTACTGGCATTTATCTCATCTAATGCTTGGTTTAGAGTTTTTCCAGTCTTTGCCAGTTTTTGTTGAGCAGTACCCAATAATCTACCAGCACGTTCCGCTTTTACACCGTTATCTGACAGAATACCTATCAAACTACCAGTATAGGCTAGATCCTTATTCAATACTCTGGAAATAGGCGCTAGGTACTGAAATGAATCGCGCATCCTTTGGAAGTCTAGCGATGTTGACGTTCTAATAGTGGCAATTACATCAGCATACTTAGCCGCCTCATCCGTGGATGCTCCAAAAGTATTTAGCATCTGCACCAGAAATTCAGCAGCCTCACCGCTTGTAGTTTCCAAACCTATTGCAAGGTCATTGACTGGCTTTAAAAGGTCTTTGATTTCTTCTTTGGTCTTACCCAACGTTACAAGGTTTTCCGCTAATTTCGCCACCTCGTTACTGGTCTTGATACTAGCACCAGACACCTTTATTATTTCGCGCTCTAGATCGCTTATATCCTTTCGAGTTACCCGCATTACACCCGCAATATTTTGCATGGCGTTATCAAACTGCTTAACCCTTTGGAATGAATCGCGTACTGCGTTACTGAATAAGTATATACCACCTACAAAACCAAAAGCACCTACTAGGTTTCTCAATGCACTAGCTGCACCTCTGAAAGCTGTCGGGTAGTTTGCTACTGATCTACCAAATTGACCAGCACTAGCATCAATCTTTTTAAGTGATTGGTCAAGAGTAGTAACTTGCTTACGTAATCTAATAGCCTCTTTGGACATTATACCTTCTGCGGCTGCTACATCCTTGTATTCAGCTCTTAACTTGTTTAGGGTTGTGGAAAGTCTTTTGTAGGCTCCAGTTTCTTCATTGGCTAATATTGCAGCGCGTTTGTTCTCTAGGTTCTTTTGTCTTAACTGTTCTCTGGATGCCGCGTATTTTCTGGCAAGTTCTGTTTCTGCTAAGGATGTCTTTTCAATGGTGGTGTTTAAGGCCCTTTGCATCTTCTCCATTTCAGATAACTGTTTTCTAGCTGCTGGTGCGCCACCACTTGGAGATAAAAAAGGTTTGTTTCTTAGTTTTTGTGAAGCCTCGTACATTTTTATAAATTCAGAAGTAAGACCTCTAACTTCCTCTTTTAGCCTAGTAAGCTGATCAAAAGCCTGCTTATCAATTACAGTATCTATGCTATTGTTGCTCATGCCGCTTTATTTTTAGAGTTTCTTTGTTCTGCTTCTTTTATCATTAAGGCAAACTCTTTTAAACTCGTTTCCTTTGCTATTAATTTGTAGTTGTATTCCAATACTCTACCTAATTGGTACAGTTGAGCAGTAAGATCAAATTCCTTTTTTTCTGTTGGTTCTGGTAAAATCGCTTTCAGTTCACTGGTCCTGAAATTTATATTTGTCTCCTTAGCCTTTAATTGACGGTTTATACGCTCAATTTCTTGCTTAACATCAGCTTTAGGATCAATGTTTATCTTATCCTTTTTAAGTAACTTTAGTAATTCTGATTTTTGATCATCTTCTAAATCACTATTGAAATAAATGTTTAGCGCCTTTGTAACGTCATTGTATTGATTGATAACGGCTTGTAATTGCACTTTTTTACGCCATACAACCGTATCACTACCTTTGCCTACAATAGATCGGTACTCATCCATTATCTTATCCCATGCAGCGCCTAACTGCTCGTCCGTACCATTTCCCAATACCTTTAGATCGCCAGTATTAACCACTTTCGCGAAAGCTGGTAACATCAGATCATCACAATTGTCGATTATATTGTCTTGTGTAGCCATTCTAGGATTCTGGGTTTAAGTAATTCGTAGTTAAGTTCGTATTGGTTGTCCTTTGTTAGTCCTAATAGATCTTTTGCGTTCTTCTTTTGCAGGAATGGGTGATTGGGTTTGTTTGTGAAAAATCTTAGATTCCCATTATTGAATAGTATATCTATGCTTTTCCATAGTTCGCCAGTAGCGTATGTGTTAAATGGATCTCCAGCCCTCTTGGGATAGCCCTTACCGCTAATTCCCTGGCTTAGTTCCTCTGTAAGTGGTTTGTAAACCCCTAAATCCTTTCCCTCGTTGTCAACGCCCTCAAACATTTGGCGTTCTGTATTGAGTTCAATTATCTTATCGGATAACCTCTCTATAATGCGCTCCACCTCACTAGGTAATTGCTCATGCGCCCTAGAAACTGACTCGTATAGATCGCGTATTGTTGTTCCCATAATTAAAAAAAGCCTTGCCCCGTTCTAGAGCAAGGCTTTTCATATTTAAACTGATCTTAGGTTATGCCGTTACCACAACTTTAGCCGTGTTCGACTTGAATAACTGGCCTTCAGTAGTCGTATAGACTCCATTAATTGAGGCTGTAATTGCTTGGTCAGCGCTCAATGCTGGAACGGTCAACGTTAGTGTTCCATCGTCTCCAACTACTGCGGCTGTTGGTACAACTCCAGTAAACGTAAAATCCTCTAAGGCAATTGATGGAACTGTTAGATTACCATCCCATTTGCTTACGAGTTTACCAGTGATAGATACCGCTCCATCTGCTGGTGCGTCAAGAGTGATCTCCATCTGGTTGATACCTTCCAATTCAAGTAATGAGAAGTCCAATTGGCTTGCATCGATAACAGATAGACCTTGGTCCATCTCCACACGATTGATAAGCTGCATCATTATTCCAGTCTTATTGGTAGTTGCTCCAGATGCAAAAGCGATCTTGGAAGCCTTTAATCGACCTAGTGTAAAACCTTTTCTTACTCCTGATTTTGAAGTGTAGAAAATAGCGTTACCACCAGCATCAACCAACACGACATCATAAGCGCCTTGACTGTTGAGACTTGCAAGTACATTGTTGAATAACAATCCATTCACAAATTGGAACATCAACTTGTAGAGTCCAGAAGTTGCATCTACTTCTACACCAGAAGAAAATGTTTCTACTTGATCCTCTCCAGATTGATCCTCAAATGATACTGGATCTTTAAGTACAATCAACTTTCCAGCGACTTGTAAAGCCCTAAGACTATCCAATGTGATATCCTCTGGTAGTTGTGTACCTTTTTTAAGCAAGAGGATTGCACCGCCTGCCATGTCTTTAAAAATAAACTTGCAATGAGCAAGCCCCGCACCGAATACGCCACTAAGGCCGCATTTTAGCGTGTTTACTATGTTTGTTAAAAGTGCCATTATTTAATGATATTAACTGATTTGTAAAATTCAATAGCGCCTGGAAGCATCGGGATCTTGTCTCCTTTGGTGAAACCATATCCACTACGGATGATCTCTTGGAATTTTCCCTTTGGCTTTTGTGGCGCTGCTACCTCTTTGGTAGACTTTTTCTTTTTAGTTGCCATATCTTATGATTTGCAGTTGTTTAAATAAGTTGCATCGATGGTCAGCGTTAAGGCATCCCATAAATGAACTACGTCGTTATCTCCACTTGTTTTGTAGTTGGGATAGTCGAATACATCAAAACCGGTATTATCAAACGTAGCGTTGCGGCTTTGGTTGATACCTTTTAAGAAGTTCTCCATTAGTGGGTAAAGGATTGTCTTAAATACCAGATCCATCCTCTGATCGTTCATCAAATCGATTTCTTCCTTTGTGTGGTTGACAGCGATTATAAATTCTGATCTTTGAGAGACACGTTTTACCGAATAGTTCTTATTGTTTGGCATGAGCCATATAAGAGGATAAGACTTATCCTGATGTTCTTCTAGATATCTATTGAGTTCATCCTTGTTTCCCCATCCAAAGACTGGAAACTGTACCCTATTATCCCCTAGGTTGACCTCTGACAGACCATTAACCACCTTTTCCAATATGTCCTCTATAACTATCATAACCCAAAGGAATTAACGCGCTCATAGCATTTGTTTACCAGATTGCTATAAGTGCCTGGATTAAGTGTCTCGTAGTCCTCAATAAACTTTAATAGTGGAACAATACCGCCTTTAATATCTGAATTGTAGTAATCTAAAAGAGTTCCGCTCCTATACTCTCTAACTATTGGATAGTGTTGATTGTAGTTATTGGATTGGTATTTAGATACAAATTCATTCCAGCGATCTTGGTATAATGGACCGCTGTCTACTCTTTCCGATCCCTTGTTTTGAAGTTTAGATACACCGCCTACCTGATAGGAGTATAGATCATCTTCTAAATACTTGGAAAACACGTAGTAGACAAGACAAGAATTTGCATCCTTAAGTCCATCCCATACAAAACTATTGCCGTCTATCTCATAGGTCTTACCATTGACTAGATCTTTAATCCAGTCGGGTGCGTCAGTATCTAACACACCCTCTGGACTATAACGATCTTCAATGGCTTGCCACAAAGTAGGATTTAAAGCATTGATAAGTAATACACGCTCATGTACCTTAATAGCCTTATCCAAATCACTAACCGTGTCAGTCTCGTTTCTATTTCTAGATACAATCTGACCATTGGGAATGTGAAGCGATCCACTATTAAAATATGTAGCGTTTATTATCATTTTACTTCTTTTTAGCTTTAGGTTTCTTCTCCTTATAAACTTCTGCAACTCCCTTTCTAATCAGGTTTGCAGCTAGCATACTGTTATCAATAACAGCATCTTCACCTTTCTTATAAACAGAATAATCCTTTTTAAAAGTTAGTTTCATGGTTTATTGGATTATGCTACCGCTGCGGATAACGTTGTTAATGCTGCATCGACATCAGTTACCTTACGGAAACCAGTTTTGTCAACCTCACGAATCAACAATAAAAGACGTTTTCTAGCCTTCAATGTCATTTCATCCTCATTGAATTGGTTGTTAACCATACCTCTAGAGATAGCAAGTCCTGTTTTCTCGTAGATTCTGGCATAACGTCTGTCTCCAACTACGATAGCGTTGTCTGGTGTATTCTCATCAACTACAACGGCAAGACCACCTAGAGTACCGGTGTTCTCATCAAATATGTAGTTGTTGTTGGCATCTTTAGCCAATACCAAACCTTCCATAGTGCTAGAACTAACCAACATCATGTCAGGACGATACTTAGATCCTCTTGAACGTGTAATGTCGTTTCTAACTTTAATAGCTAGATCCTTAAGGTTAGCCGAAGCGATACCGCTTGCAACTGGCGTATAGGCTGGAGAAGAATTGAAGATACCGTCAAGGTTTTGACCTGTATTATCTCCATTTACTAATTGACTGTCTATTTCAGTCTCTACGTTTACCGTAAGGAACATATCAAGTTCTGCTGCTGCTTGTGCCTCATCCTCGAAAAACTCCTCTGTTACTGGCAAGGTGTCTCCTACTTTACGCAAGTCTTTAGTGTACCACTCAAAGGCTGCTTTGGATTCTGGGAAAGCTGCTCCTTCTGCAACCATTGCAGCCGCACGTACGATTGTAGCCTCATCCCAATCACGGTAACGAATAGTACCGCCATTGTTACTGTCAGATACATTCACCTTAGGTAGAACGTTGTAAAGGCTTCTTTCCTTTACTCCTAACTGTCCTATTTCTGGTAAAAAGAAACCTGAAGCGTTGTTAGTGATGGATCCTCTAGTGGTTAAGGCTTTTATCTCAACCTCTCCATGACCACCACGTGCGATGTCTTTAATTGCATCTTTCTTTTCAATGAACTCGGCTGCAAGAGTTTTTACAGTTGCTTTACCACCTGACTTTAACTCGGTGATTGCTTTGCCTTGTGCGATTGCGCGATCTTCCAATTCTTTCAATGCTTTGCTTGTAGCCAATCCTTCGAGCTTGGCGTTTTGCTCGTTTTTAAATGTTTCAATAGCCTCGTTAACAGCCGCGATTTCTTCTTTTGTAGCCGCTTTGTCAACTTGCTCTTTGAATGTAGCGATAGACTTGTTTAAGTCCTCTGCTATCTGCTCTGGTGTCTTGATTTCTGACATCGTTTAGAGTTTTACTAGGTTAATAAATTGATTAAGTTGAAGTGCTTTCGCGGCTTCGGATTCGGCAAGAGTGTCTTTAGACGGCTCTTGTTTACTTTCTAGCGTTGGTGTAAGTGAGTTACTACCCATCAACACCGCGCTTATTTCTACTAATTTTGTTTCCCTTGCTATGAAGAAATAACCCTTTTCATCTGCTCTCTCTGGGTTTCCCAATAGTGGATATATCTCGTTCCAATTAGCGTTATCTTCTTCGCTTTTAACTGCTGCTGGATTAACGGCAAATTCTAATTTTACATAACGCATACCTACGCTGTGCTGGTCGATCTCTCCGCTCTTGTACGCATTGTAGATCTTCTCGTTTAGACTCTTTAGGATTGATGTATTAGCAACAAGAGACGATGTAAACCCTTCTTTGTTTACTCCTAGATCCTTCCATGCGATCTGGCGCTCTTCCAAGCTATTAAACTTCCCTACTTGCGCCATTAACTCAAACTTGTGATCGTGCAAGTGGAATTTCTTACCACCATCTGAAATGGTTTTGCTCCAGTTGCCAGGCACATGAACGTCCTCGTGGCTATCCATCCAGTAATTAGTATTACCTATGATGTCGCGCGTAATGATTCCATTATCTTCGGAGTTATCCGCTTTGGTTGCGCTTGACTTTACGACAATAGCAGGAGTAGACCATCCATCAGAAAACTTAACAGCAGCTTTCTTAAGGGATATCACCTCTTTTTTATTTGCTAGTATGTCTTTTATTTTCTGGATATCCATCTTTCCTAATTATTTCGTTGTTGTCGATCTTGTTCTGCTTTGCGGTCTTGAGTTCCTTTAACCGCTTCTTGGTTATCTTATCACTCATGGTGTTATTATTTGTGTTCCTGCTGCCGTTACTTGGTAATAAACAGGTAGCCCTATAATGTTTACACATAGTTGAAAATGAAAGAATAATACTCTAGATCTTTCTTTTATTGATCTTTTACGGCTGTTAGGCAAGTATCTACTCATCGTCTCCAAATGTTACGCCCATTGATTGAGCAAGTTCTTGTGATTGATCTGGTGTGAATCCAGCAGTTTGCAGGTTTCTATAAGCTGTACTTACATCAAGGAACTTCCTTACCTTGATCTGCTCTATGTGCTGCATCGGTGCTAGGTGATCCACACTATACTTTAATTTCTTGTCTCCTTCATACCCAAAGTAGGAACTATAGGACCCGCATATATCGGCTGCCATTGGTTCTGTAATCGTCTGTATCAGCGATATTTCAGCTTCCTTTTGGTTCTCGTACTTTGGATTGTCGAATATGGGTAATAGTGATCTAGGTATATTTAAAGCTGCTGCAATTGCTCCTGCGGTGGTTTCCATTACTTCTTGGAATCCTAGATCCTTCATTGGGATATGTAAAGACTTCCATCCAGTCTCACCGTTTAGGAACATGGAACGGTTTTGCCCTCTTTGCATTCCGTATTGAGCGTTCTTACGCTGAATCTCTTGCTTATCGTCAGATCCTATCGGCTTAGCTATTCCTAACTCCTTAGTTTTCTTTTCACTAAAGAACATTTCTCGTCCGTTGCTCTTTATGATGATGTTCTGCGCTTCAAATGCCTTAAGCATATTAACCGCAGGCATTAAAACACTATCCAGTTTTGACGGGCTACGCAGTAGAAAGTCCTCGCAGACACCGTTAGCCACGTCAAAGAATGGAATGATTTGAGATACGTCGAAAGCCCTGTTTACGTTGTTGTCAATCTTGTACCTAAATTTCACTTGCCGCTCCTGGATCTGCTTTCTAGTTAGCAGCTTTGTCTGGAACGTAGTATTATCATAGGTGATGTGCTTTGTATTGAGATTGTAGATGCTGTCAACGCTATCTATCTTGTCCTCAAAACCTTCAGCACCAATTGGCGCCTGAAATACGAAACCATCCGAAATGCGGAGAAAAACGTACTCTCTCCAGAAGTCCTCTTTTGATTGGTAGTCGTTAGGGTTGTTGATTAGATCCGTTAAGGGATCTGGTGTAGGGTTATCCAAATCTCCTATGTAGAACTCTGTTTGTGCCAACGACGAAGCAATCTTATCGATTAAGCCAAAGAGCAAAGGGTTCTTTAATGCAACGTCAAGGTTAGTATAACCGTCAAAGCTATGTTTCTGGTGTCCTATCTCATAGAAGATAGAGCCGTCGGTGTGCCGTGTAGCTTTAAAATCACCAAATAACCATTGACCTAAACCCATATAAGAGACTTATAAAGAGCGAAGTTACGATTTATTTCTTATTTAGAACGAATATAAATTAGCTATTTATCACAAACTTTAACATTTTTGTGTTATTTATTTTGTATGCAATAAAAAAACCACCCTTTTGAGGTGGCTTGCCGATCACGCATTACGCAATCTTTACTACTCTAACGCTTACCCTTTCGGTGGTCAGGAAGTTTGATTATTGTTTTAAATCAAACAAATCTATGTCTATGTAATGGGTTGTATCTTGTAATATTTGGTATTCATTTACGCAAGTAATCTTGCCGTCATCAATACTTAGATAGCCTATAATTTTCTCTTGGTATCCAAATGTTCTAGGCTCAAAATTTGCTGCTAAAACCTCTCTATCATCCACAAGATTGTTTTTATCTATTTTAATCCAATCCATCACTTATTGATTATCTCGTTAACCTCTTGAATTAAACTGTTTTCAGATAACTCGTTTAATGAATCAGTTAAATAACCCATTGAGATACTAACCTCAATACAAGCTGCTCTCATCTTATCGCCTATAGGGCATCTTTTGTTGTTTCTACTCTCTTCCATACCACTAATTTAATTTATCAAAACGTTCTTTTAGTTTAATGTACTTCTTAAACCAGATCTCACCGCCAGTCATTAGGCTTTTCTTGTGCCTCTCATCCTCTAACTCTGAAATATAAGCATTAGCCTTACCAAGTTCAATCTCGACTTCTCGCAGCTTCTTTGTTAATGCTGCAACGGTTTCATCTTTACTGTACTCTCTTTTGAGTTTGATTAAAGTACGATCTACAAAGTCATTCATACCACTAATTTAATGAATTTTAACCGATTCGGAGCACCGTATTAACTATTTGATTATCAATACTAAAGTTAACTTTCCCCACCGCGTGGATACAAATCGGAGCACCTATATTCACCCTTCTAACATTTCACGCCTAAAGATGGATAAGCCCGTTGTTGCATCAGGAGCATCGTCGTGTTTGATAGGTTTACCGCTTTCAGTCTTACCGCTCTTGGTGTATTGCATAATCTCTTTCATGTATAGATCATACTCGCTACCTTGCTCGTAGTCATTACGAAACACTAGGTACTTCATTACATTGTAACGCTCTCCTATGATGCGCTGGTGCTTGTTTCCAGTCTCATAGATGCCTTGAACGTCAATAGATACCATGCTGTTAAGATCGTTGTAGAATGAGATCCCGAATGAGTTGGTTTCTACTATTACGCTATTCATCTTGTGCTGTTTGATCTTTTGAGCGGATGCCGGTACGGTGTATTCCATTCCTTCACCACTAAATAGAACGTCAACTATGTAGCAATACTCACCTATCACATAACCAATGGGAAAGCATAACTTGTCCTCGCCCTGGTTTGCCACGTCAATAAACCCTATTTTGGTTGATACGTTGTCTAGGTTAAGATCATCCATCTTGAACCTGTTGAGTTTACTAGGTGGAAAGGCAAGAGTGTCTGACTGTAGATTATATTCACCTAGCCATATGTGAGCAAAATCTTCTGGATCTAACCTAGCCCTATCTGCTTCCATCTCATCGATAAGTGTTTGCGGTGCAAATGGATTGTCAAATATGTTTACGTGGATCAGTACGCTGTTAGGTGGGTTGCCCTCGAAGAAATCATCCACGGCATCCGTTGGCATATTGGGATTCCAACTAAACCAAAGTTCGCTATCCTGCGCTCTTATCGTTGGCCTTAATAGCCTTAGCGACTTCTTACTTAGTGAGTGCGCCTCCTCTACCCATGCAATATCAAAGCCTTCTAGCGATTTAATACTATCTGCGGTGTGGTCCTGCATCCCTTGGAAGATCATTATGCCACTACCGTTTACCGCTCTTATCTCGTTTAGGGTAATATCAAACAAATGAGATACACCCATTGAGCGTATCTTATCTTCAATTACTTTCTTTGCCGAAAACTTTAAACTCTTTTGGATCTCACGAATACATACGATTGATGTGTTTGGATTCATTACCATGCGCTCGACTGCATTTTCCGCAAGCGTGTGAGACTTTCCAGAACCACGACCACCCTTTACGCCTTTATAGCGTTTAGGCTCTAGTAGTGGTAATGCCCATCTAGGCGTTTTTATATCAAGTTCCATGAGGATCTACAATTGTCCTAGTTACTTGACTTATGCTTTCTCCTTTAGTCGTGTGGTCTACACTATACTTGTCGCTGTACTTCTTAGGGTTCATCTTTGCAGCAACCCATTTACGAGCATCTACCCTCAACCTATCGCGCTGGATAACGTTGTGGTTAGTGATCTCCCTACCTTCTTCATTGGTAATAATATCGTTTTCGGTGCTATCGGCTATCTCTATGATTTCCTCGAAAATAACATCGGCTCTGGACTCCATAGCACGTGCATGATCGCGCGCGTACTGTTCCGAACGGCTAAGCCATAACATATAACTACTTGTGGCTATACCGACCTCTTTACATGCTTTAGAGATACTACTACCTTGTGTGATGAGCGTTATGATCTGCTCAACAAAAGCCGTCTTTTCTTCATCTGTATATGGTGCTGCCATCTTCTTACTCTTTATTGCTTGTTGCTGTTAGTTTGTTGGTGGTTCTGGTAATTCTTGCCAATAGAAAACACTATCCATTTCATCTTCTACATTATCACCAGTTTCCCAATTTATCCATTCTTTTGTTGTGGATGAATAATGCAGCATCTTAAAGTCGTTGTATCGACCAGAAATATGATCTCCTAAAAATCCCATTACTTGCTGTTTATCTTCAGGCAACCTATCATTTACGCTTATCCATTCCATAACTACCTTCTTTTGATTCCCTCGTTAGCCTCTAGCCACCTCTTGAACTTCTTACGGTGTACCTGGTATTCAAAGAAGTGTACTATTAGGTTTCTTTTTAATACATACCAGTCAATGGCCTTGTGCCCTAGTGATAGGATGAAATAAGCAAATACTAGTATTAGGGTTAGTGCTGCTATTGTGTAAACTATTATATCTATCATGGCTTTTTGTTTAGAGTTAGTTCCTTTCCTATTGTTGAGTAGATATAGTTTTGATATTCGTGAACAGAAAAAATAAGTTTATCCATATCGTTTTCAAAACCGTCACTCAATACTTGAACATCAGCACATAGATTACCATTTGTAACTCTGTAGAAAACCATATCATCCCAACCAGCGATCCTTTGAGCGCCTAAATCAATCAACCACTTTTCTGTTAGTGGGATTGGTTCGCAGTAAGTGTCTCCCTCTGGAAAACCATCTATCTCGTCAATATCATGACCGCAATCAATTTGATACAAGCCTTTATCAGCTAGCATCACATAGTTTCCAATTCTTAAATCTTTAGCTTCTATCATAACTCTGGGTGTCCGTTAATACATTGTGTTGTGCAATCGCAAGTGCTATAGGTTTGTGTATTGCAATCAAAGAGAAGTATATCCTCTTGGTCTTTTTTCATAGCTATATTCTTTTTGACCAGTAATCAATAGTTTTCTGAATTGGGCTATTAAAATTAACAGATGCTCTACCTGTAATTATATATCCAATTGTAAATAAATAGAGGATTACAAAAGCTATGTAAACAACAAATAAAGGAGCAGTCAAACGCCATATTAATGATGTTTTTTTACCTCTACTCTCCACATATAAGCCTTCTCTATCTAAACGGCTAGCAAGATCAAAATAGCCGTAGTGGCTTTTATCTATACCCAACTCTTCGGCAATAATGTTTCTAAGTTTGTATTTATCTACTTTCTTAAATCTATGTATCTTCATTCCCTATTCTTTTACGCAGTTACAGTTTTCTATTTCTTGCTTGACTTCTTTTCCCTAAGCATTTTGCGCCTTTCTTTTCTAGTCAGAATAGGCTCTTGTTTATTCTTAAGACTTTGTTGTATTTCTAGATATTCTTGTTCGGTTTTCATTACTCTGTTATTTTATTCGTTGCGTTTTGGTTTAGGCTTGAATTCATAAGCGTTTTATTTATTGACCTTAGAAATTCAACTTTATGTTCTAACCACTCTACATAAAAGTCGTTTGGAACTTCTGGCCTTAAGTTATTTTGTTCGTAAGCATTGTAACCGTGCTGATTTTTAAATTCTTCTTCTAGTGTCATAGCTTCTGTATTTCTTGTTTGACTTGTTGCCAGTATTTAACAGGATCAACACTTCCGTTTTGCCACATTTCTTGCTCTTTAATCATCTCATCAACACAAATCAAAGCGCTCACCTTCATATCTTCAATTCCTTCTTCACACCTTGCGCAACCTTTTCCAGTACCGCATAGGCAATTGTTGTAGTAATTGAATTTTTCCACCAACTCTTTTGCTTTCTGTTTTGCTGTCATTACGCTGCTATTTTATTTACTTTGATTGTTACCTTGTCCTCTGGTCCTTTCTCGGATGTTATAGATAGCTTTCTTACTATCTTGTTGCTGTCGTCCTCAAATAATACATCCTCTATCATCTTTAAACTATACACTACATTGCTACAGTCGAGCGGTCTTGACTTGTAGTAGAATTTATAGTCCACCTCATAAACCGCATCTTTTGTAAAGACTTCCTTTACCTGGCTTTTGATTAATAGCGCATAGGTGTCTTTGTCTTTCTTCCTAGCGTGCCAACTCTTACCGGCATAGATCTCGTTTAATGAGTGCTTATGTAGGTCTATTAGTGTTATTTCAGTCATTTTAAATCTCCGCTTTTAATCATTTCCTCAACAACTTCCATAACCTGTTTCTTGCCATTTTGATGACCTTGGTATTTTATGAATCCCAATCCAATGAAAACTAAAGTGAAACCAATAGCGTAGTAACCATTGGTAAACGAAATTTTAAATGGCTTAAAATCTATACTAGGCTGTGCTATCCATATAGTCAAAGCAATCAGTAATACTACGTACAACACTATTTTAATCAAACTCATACCGCTATCGCTTTATAATATTTAATCTTCTCATCAAACCATTTTATATCAAAATCCACGCTGTTAACAGCTAGGTAATTCATGTGCTTGGTTAGTAAATACACCATGTGTTCCTTCTTGTCCCCCAATTTGTGGTGCAACTCTCTGGTTAAAAGCATTAAGTTTTCAATCCTATCTTCACCACCCTTACCGCGTCCAATAACATGATGAACATCGATTCCTTGCTGACAAGAAAGCTCGCACGGCATAAAGTCGGTCTTATCAAACCCTAGAGCATCCATATAAATTTGAGTGTGCTTTCTCATTTCCCTAAGTACTTAATCAAAACCTTTAAATCTTCATTGGTGTAAGTCCTTTTTGCATCCTCAACCACTCTTACATTCATGTACTGCTGTACCAATTTCTTATCGCTGTTAAACTCATTTGTGATCTCGATAAAGGAGTCGTCTTTGGTTATGGCGTGGACCTGATAATAGCCCTCATCCATTGTCATTAACTCCTCTTTTTTAAAGCCTAATTCATTAAGCTGTAGATCGGATAAAACCACCTTGTTAGTACTTAAAGCATTGGTTGACATAAAGATACATATTTAGTTTGTAAATCAGTTGGTTATATTGTGTTATTTGTCATATAAATGGGGTTTTGTTTGAGATATATTCGTGCAATCCGATGGGTCGGTAACCTATATAGTCAGTCACGTGATTTTTCTTAACTTTAGCCTTTAACCTAGCTTTCTCAACGATTCCAGAATTTATAGCGAAACGGTAACCACCTCTAATCGTCATAAGTAAATACCTAGACTTTTTTGCAGCCTTTTCAACTTGTGCAACTGTCATTCTAAATTCTTTCATCCCTCTAATTTTTGAGCCAGATAAACCAGCGTTTCTTTAATTGCTTTTTGAGCACTCTTTTGTGTATGGTGGGCTATCGTTCCCATCTTTATTTTACCTTCCTTTTCTACAGCTACATACATCAATCCCTTTTTATAGATTGGATATACTTTCAGTCCGTTGTTTATGCACTTTGGTAGTGCCTCGTGAACTTCCATAACTAGAAAGCCAAACCGTCATCGTCCTCTCCTAGATCATCAAACACTTTCTTAGCCTCATCTGGACTATCAAACGCTATCTGTGGATTACCCAATGGAATATTTGGCATATTGTCCGTGCTGGCGTCATTAAGAGGATTAAAGCCATTGAAGAAATACCTTGCCTTGTTTCTCAAATAAACCATCCCTTCAATATTCTGCGGAATACCTACCAGCCTTTGCTTTTTTACCTTGAGACTTCCAAAAAGTACGCTGGTATCTTTACGATCCGTTTTGATGTTGGGTCTTTGAACAAAACAGACATTGTCTGCCTTTTGAGCGAACACCGCACCGCCTTTGATGTTTGCGCTCCAAGGTTGATAGAAGTTACCGGTCTTTAGATCCACCTTTGCGCTGTTTTGGTGTGCTACCAAATGGATAGATATATCATTCTCAATAGCAAAGCGTTTAAGCGTTGCCATAAACCGTGAGATATAGAGTTCTTCGCGCTCGTTGCTGCGTTGTAAATGCTCTATGGTGTTGTATGGATCAATTACTAAATGGCTTATGCCTTTACGCCTGACTAGGTATCTGGTGCGATCAAAGATTGAATCCAGTTTAAAATCTTCCTTTGGATAGATCGCATAAAATTTACCTTGGCAAAAATCTAGCGCCTCTTTGTACTCATCCTCTGTAGCACAATTAGAATAATGGCTATCTACGGACTTACCCAAAAACATTTCGGATAATTCATCGTAGAAATCATCCAAGGGAAAGTTCTCTGGAGTAAAGAAAACAGTCTTATCACCTTCCATAACCGCCTTGATTAATAGCAGTTGATTAAGTAGGGTTGACTTACCCTCGTTTTCATATCCAGTCCATACGGTTACTTCACCGCTCCTATGGGTCCACGCCTCGTCTATCTGTGGAAAATAGGTTGTAGTACCTCTACGCTTGCCGTTTCTAAAACTATCCAGCATCGATTCCCTAACGTCCGACACGTCAAAGATTCCCTCAACTTTTACATCGGTTGCGGTTGCTTTGAGTTCTGCCAGCTTATCCGCTCCATGCTTTTGCAGATACTCATTTGCATCCTTGCAATCACCAAAATCAATTAACTTGCATTTCTCAAAGCCGAAACGCTTTATCAGTTCCTTTTGCAGCCTGCGACCATTGGGATCGTTATCTACTGCGATATAGATTAGTTCTGCCTGCTCAAAGGCATCATAGCAATTGCCTATACATTCCAGCTTGCCGTCGATGTTTTTATCGTTCTCGTTTGGCGCTCCCTGGTTTACGCTGGTGTGGTATTCAAATCCCGCAACCTCAAAACTCATGGCATCTATCTCACCCTCACAAATGATAATTTCCTTTGCGCTGGAAATGCGATCATAGTTAAACATCATAGGCTTTGCATCCTTTGCCTGCCTAAAATCCTTACGGTCCAGAAACCGTGTTTTGTAGTTTACCAGCTTACCGTTTTCCAGATAGGGAAATACCACCGCATCGCCTTGTTTGGTGCTGTGGATCTTGTTGGTTTTTATCACCTCTTGGGTTATGCCTCGCTTTACAAAGAAGTCCAGACCCTGCGTGTTTAGTTTCGTGATGTTGGTACGCTTTGGGGTTTGATACACGGTTTCTTCTTTTTGGGTTTTTGCTACTGTTCCTGACCAACTGCATTTATGGCAATTGTAAAGGCCGTCGGATAGGTTTATACTTAGGCACTCATCCTTCCAGTTCTCTTTGCCTATAGCTTTACAGTTCGGGCATCTAACCTTTTGCTGGGTGCCATTGTTTTTTGGCTGTACTCCTATCGCTATAAAATCCTGAACGATCACGAGTTGGCGTATTTGGCAAAGTATTCCTGCTCCTCACGATCCGCCAATTCAGCATAACCAATGTTGATGTTGTTTTTATCTACTGCCTTTTCAAGAGAGTTATCTTGGTATTTTGCCCAATCTCTGAAATGCTTGCAGAACTCTTGGAAGTCGCTTACTGATTTTGAAGTCTCTATGCGGATGGATACAAAGTCCTGCATCTTGTTTTTGAGATCTTCCAGTCCGTGAAACTTGTTTCGCTTGTTGGATAATACCGCTTTGAGTAAAGTCTCATCCTTGAGATAGGTGTCCCGCCATTTCTGGATAGAGATCTTTTGGGTATTGTCGTGTTTAAAAGAATCATCCTTTGTCGATGATGGCTCTACATCATCTTCTTGGTTCTTTGTTATTGGTTTATCTATACTAGCAATGCTTTGTGGTGTGCTTTGGACTTGCTTTGTACTGTGCTTTGACGTTGCTTTGGTAAGTGCTTTGGTATTTTTTACATAAGCACCAGATAAGGAAATGATGTTTGAGGTGTGCTGGTTTTTGCTTGATTCTATCATTTCGATGAAACCAAAATCAACTAAATCGTTAAGCCCTTTCGAGTAGGTTTTCCAATTTCTTATACCTAGGGCATCCATCGCAACCTGACTAGGGAAACCAAATTTTTCCTTCCATCCCAAAGAATTACATTGTTGTATGGCAAAAAAGTATATAGCGGTGTGAATGGGCTTTACCTTGTCTGGGTTCTCAAAACTCCAGTTAAACCAATTCTTGCTTAATTCGTAGCCGTTTATGTTTTCAATGTTTGCCATTACTCAAAGTCTTTTAATGTTAGTTTCTCTATTTCCCTATCGGATATATACCTTGATAGGGTTGCGTTGTTCTCTGTGGCTCTTATAGCCTTTACAGAGCGTTTCAGGTTCTTTAAACAGATCTTTTTGGGTGTTTCCCTTTCTGCTTTGTCTTTAAGCTGTTTACGCAGCTTGTTTAGCCTTTTTGGATCGTGTGGTTTCATAGTGATTCCTTTGGCTTTCCGCAAAAAGTTTCCATAGCCTTATCAGCAGAATAATACCCTAGTGACTTACCGTCTTTTGATAATCTTTGTCCAGTTCCTTTTCGGTCTGTCAGATGTACTTTTATTCCAACCAATTCAAGATTTTGAACCGCGCTTAATTCTGGTCTGTAACTCATGCCGCCTCTCTTTCTCTCTTTAGCTCTTCTCGTCTTTGCGCAGCTTGTCTTTTAATGCTCTTTCTGTATTCCTTCCAAGAATCGTTAACCTCTGAAATATGCTTAAGCTGTTCTTCACTACATATTTTCAGAAATAAACTAGCACCACCCGCGAACTTTCCAGTCTTTACAAAAGATGAACTCTTAAGGTGTTTTTTATAGTCAGGTTTCTTAAGAAGAACATGAATCTCAACAGAACCTCTTCCATCATATCTGGAATCAACTGATCTAAAAGGCTTATAGTAGGCTTCTAATTCCTCAATAGTCATTTGATGCTGAAGTGTTATCTTAGCCTCATCAACAAAGAATGAGGCAAATATTTCTTCCTTTACATCGGTTGATTTTTGACCCATTAAAACTGCTACTTCCCTGTAGTTTAATTTGATCTCGTTTTCCATGATTCTATGATTTGATTGTTGTTATGCCGTTGCTCTTTTATCGTTGTTGACATATTCAAATTGGTAGCCGTGTATGGTCCTTATGCGATCAGTTACTCTTGCAACTGGTGAAACCGTGTTTTTAGGTAGAAACAACTCCTTTTCTGCTGCCTTGCATGATGGGTATATCTTGCCGTTATTAAGGCATCTTACCGTCTTTGGAGCGGAAATGCTATCAGACTGTGTAAGTAGTTTTGTTGGTTTTTCTGGTACTGGGTTTAAGTAATCTATAACCGCTTGTCTATCGGTTTCATTAAACACTTTTGAAGGTGATTTTAGATTACCGTCTTTAAGGTTCACCTCTATTTCCAATCCACTTTCTCTGAATAGGATAAATCGATCACTACTGCCTATTGCGTTTATTACTGCTAGCGTATTATCCATTACTGCGCGTTGTTTTGTAATGAGTTGGCCTTTTCAAGTTCCTTTTGGATCTGCAATTGAAGAAACTCTTTGTAGGTAGTGGTATTCGTGAATCCTTCCATCGGTATAATATTTTAATTTATAGATTTGATTCAACTGACTTTAAATGATTCTGGTAGACCATAGAGGCTTCCTTTTCAGTATTGTAATAGCCTAAGTATTTGCTTTTTCCTCTTACACTAATTGTAGCAACCCATTTATTGTATGATTGATGTTTATGAACACCAATGTATTTACTAGTATATCCTGACTTGTCCTTACTGCAATTTTCTCTTGTAGATATGAGTTGCAGATTTTGATATCTGTTATCCAACTTTTCATTATTGATATGGTCTACAACTACCTTGTAACCACAAGGTGTGTGATCTAAAAAAGCCATAGCAACTAATTGATGAACTCCAAAATTTTTTACTTTTCCCTTTTTACATAGAGCTACATGGTAGTAACCATCCTTTCGTGAACGGTGTTTAAGAATCTTACCTTTGAAATAAGTCTGATGATTTTTTCTAGAAACAAACCTGTCTAAACTTTTAACCCTTCCTATTGACGAAACTTGATAAAGTCCTTCGTAACCTTTAATGTCTTTCCAGCTTTCCATATTATTGACGTACATTTAAAAGCCAAAAAAGCCGCCCTAAATATGTCAAGTATCTTAGGCAGCTTTGTAGAATTGGCTAATCATTAAAAGATTAGAATATTTTAACGATACTTGACGGTACGAATTTAATACAATTAATACTTATAATACAAAAAGACTATGCAGTTTAACACATTTAATACGTTGTTTACAGTGATTCTAATTAGCTGCTTGTCAGTTAATGCACAAGAATTGACGGAAAAGTTTACAGTAAACAGTGAAGGAGTCAACGGACAGATAGTCATTGAGGCAGAAGGATCTGCAATGGAATTGTACCAAAACGCAAAGAGGCATCTTCAGGACCGCTTTGTAAATCCTGACAATGCTATACTGTTGGATATGGAAGGAGAAACCTTAAGGTATAAGGCGTTTTCCCCTACTCTATGGACCTATAAAGCGATGCTGGTATCAGCAGATTATTATCTGGGATATGTAATGACAATAGATTTTAAGGACGGCAGAATGAGGCTTACCTATTCAAATATGGAGTCCAGGTCTAAGTTTTCAGACGGTACGCGCGCTGGTTATGATCTTGACCAAACAATAAAAGGGCTCTATAGAAAGAACGGAAAGATAACTAGTAGGTTTGAAGGTATGCCAGAGGCTTTTGAAAACTATATGAACCTAGAAGCATTGATAATTAAGAGCGGATCACAAGGAGAAACTAAAAAGGACGACTGGTAGTTATACGAAACGCTTTTCGCATCCCATCACTCTGAATACCGAACGAATTAATTTCTTCGGTATTTTTTGTTCCGTAAATTCTGGGCTTTGGTTCTGTGGTATCAAAGTAAAATAATCCTTACCATCATCAACCCTTACTTTCTTGACCGTTCTAAATGTATCGGTTACAATTGCGTATATCTCGCCACCTAGCAAAAAGTCTTTCCAGTTATGCTCTGTTCTTACTGCGATCATATCGCCATGAGATATAAATGGGCTCATACTCTTACCGGTTACGTTTACCCAATAATCTGCATCATTATATGCTGGATGGTCAATATAATATGACGGTCTAATGGTTTGATCGTTCCCTAGATCATCAAAGCCGCCTAAAAAATCCACATCATAATAAGGTACTCCCTTGCCTTTATAATTAATTATAGCTGGTGTATTAGTTGTTTTATATTCTGCTGATGGTTCATTAACCGAGTCCATTCCTAACTCACGCTCTATGATTTCCAGATATTCTGGCTGTACGCTATTCCTTTGAAAAGCCGTACTCAACGCTTGCTGCTTAACTGGCAGTAATTCCGCTAGTTTGGCAAAGGTTACGCCTTGCAGCTTCATCTTTTTACGCACCTCTTTTAAGTGATTAACGTAGTCGGAGTGGTCCTCTTTGCTCATGGTTTCTTATTTAGAATTAATACAAATAGCGTATTAATTGTGTTATTTAGTACGCTTTGTTGTTTTACTTGTATTATTTGTTTTAGATTTGTCATGTGTTTGTTGCCGTACATACACAAATTAAAGGTAAAGCTACGGTATTACAAAGAAGTTCAAAACGATTTAATACTAAAAGACTATGAATTACGACAGCTGGAAGACCGAAAGCCCATATGAATTACCTGCTATTAAGGAGCAGCATATGTGTAAGCACTGTGGATTTGTAGAGGTAGAAAACGATGGTGATTTCTGTGATGAGATATGCGAACAGTATTACGATGAACTCTAGTAATGGCAATCTTAATAATCCTAACAATTATCGCAGCCTTTATAATAACAAGGCTGCTAATCAAAACACTAAACGAAAAAATATAGCATCATGAATACAGAATTTAAAGGAAATAAAGAAGATTGGTTTATTGACAAAGAGGAAACCTACACCAATGAATACGGTGTTTTATGTACTGTTATTTCAAAAATTGGAATTGTGGGTATTGCAGAAGTTTATGGCAAAGACTCTGAATCTAAAGCAAACGGCCAACTAATAGCAGATAGCCCTTTAATGCTAAAATACATCATAAAACAAGCGGCTAAAGGTTGTAATGAAGCAAAGCAAATAATATCAAAACATGTCAAATAAATTACTTGATACTCTAGGTAGAAGAAATAGATCTATTGCTGATAAAACATGTGAGAGTTGTGGCAAACAATTTAGGCCTAGTAAAGAAATACAAAGGGCTTGTTCTAGAAGTTGTGGATATAAAATAAGGAAGTTAACCCCTTATAATAAAGGAAAGGGAAAAGGATGGATTAATGCTAAGGGGTATAGGGAGATAAAGGTAAACGGAATACAGTATAAAGAGCATAGGTACATCATGGAAAAACACTTAGGAAGAAAATTACTTAAAAGTGAGGATGTTCATCACGTTAACGGTGTTAAAACAGACAACAGAATTTCAAATCTAAAAGTTTTAGATCATGGCGAACACACCGTAATAACTAATAACAGACCCTACAAAAAAGGTTATAAAATAAAATTAACCCAAAAAGAACGAAATAGGAGATCTGATCATATGAAAGAAATGAGAAACAAAGCACTAGAAAACCAATAATAACTAACCCTTAAATAAATAATCATGGCTTTTAAAACTACTACACTAATGAACGCCCAAACAGCATCATATCTAAAAGACCTTATCCGTAAAGAGTTTGATTCTTTGGATTCCTTAGGTATGATCATCAAAGGAACAGAACTAATCCAGCACGCTAGAAACCTTGGATTTGATGAACTCGCAGATGAGATGATAGACGATGCTGAAAGACCTTATGTTGAACACTTAAAAGAACCTGCCTAATGGACGCTGTAAACACTTTATCAAATAGAGAACTAGAGGTCGCCTGGGAATGGGTTGACGGACTAAGCGCGGATGAGATAGCGGATAAGTTATTCATCGCTTACGACACGGTAAGAAACCACAAGCGCGCGATAATGAAGAAACTTAATGTTAGATCTGCTTTGGTAGTTGCAAAACTAATGGCACGGCACGATCCAGAGAAGTATCTCAACGGTTTGGGAATACTTATAACAATGATAATCCTTTTAAATAGATAGCATGCAACTAGAACTAAAACACCTCGCACCTTATTTGCCTTATGGATTGAAAGCTCAAGCGTCACTTGAATTATATAATGAAAATCAAAAAGAGACATTTGATGTTCGCGCATTATCTAAGCATAGGGTTATAATGCGAGATGAATGGGAATTTGATTACGAAGATGTAAAACCAATCCTAAGACCGATATCTGATCTTAATAAAGGGATTGATAACAAGGCATACTGTAGCATTTACCCTTTAAATAAGTATTGGCACTATCATAATTATTCAAAATCAAGTACTGGTTATTTCCAATTTGGTCACGGATATGAATCTCACGAGATATTAATTGAAGATAAAACAGTCCCTTATGAGGTTTTTGAAAAACTATTTGAATGGCACTTCGACGTTTTCTGTCTTATCGATGCTGGGTTGGCCGTAAATATTAACGATCTAAACAAATAGATATGCAGAACCAAAAAAGGATCAACAAGATCCTAAGCTACGAGACAATAGGAGAAAGACCCTCAAAGAAGCTGGTGGAGTTTCTAATGAAATACACCAATACCATAAGCGATCTGGAAAAGGCTTACAACAAAAGCGAGTATAGCGAATCACAAGCCAAAAAAGCCCGACTAGGTAGGGTAAATGTTGATGATGCCAACCGTTTGTTATACGAGAAGATTCTAAACGTTGCATTAAAGAACGCGGATAAGTCCTTTGAAAATGGAATCATACAAAGCTATGAATTAGAGAATAGGGATAATCCAGAACTACCAAAGCTAATCGGTGGTAAGTGGGTATTCAAAGGCAAGACCTTAAATGAGTTGTCTCGAGACGATAAACGTTTTGTAGTGCGCTTTTTAAAGGCTGGAGATATTGAGATTAACGAACCTGAAACGGTAGAGTAATGGGAACTACAGTAAACCAAATACCCGACAACTGGAATCCAGGAGATCCATCCAAATTTAACGCATGGATAGAAATGATAAATAACAAAGCCTTAGAGATAAAAGGTCTAAATAATTGAGATTATGAGCAACACAAAACACCACTACAGATCAGTATTTAAATCCGATCACTTAGGAAGTGCGGATCTTGAAGAAATGGTAGAAGAAGGAAAACGCCTTGTATTTACCATCAAAGAAGTTAAGCAAGAAATGGGCGCCAGAGTAGCTGGAAAAAAAATTGATGCCAATATCGCTTATTTCAAAGAAGATATAAAACCGTTGGTGCTTAATGCCACTAACTCAAAGCAAGTAGCAAAGTTTGCTGGTAGCAAGTTTGTAGAGGATTGGAGCGGTTTAACTATCGAACTCTACATCGATGCAAGTGTAAAGATGAAAGGTGAAATAGTTGGCGGTGTAAGAATTAAACCTACGATGCCACAAGCAACAAAGCCAAAGCTGCTGCCTAATACTGAACAATGGAAAAAGGCCAAGGATGCAGTAATGAGCGGTAAGACCACGCCTGATTCAATCCGTAAACACTATGAACTAAGCAAAGAGCATGAACTCCAACTTACAGCGTAAATGGCATGATGTTATTCAAAATAGCGATGAGTGGTTTAACCTTAGACTAAAGAAAGCCACTTCATCAAATTTTGATAAGATCTGCGCAAACATGGGAAAGGCCTTTGGTAATCCAGCTAAGGAATATGCCGAAAAGAAAGCGCTAGAGATAGTTACAGGTCAACATGATGAGATAGGCTATAGAAATAAGTTTATGGAACGCGGTAGCGAATTAGAGCCTTTGGCAATTGAGCGTTACGAACTTGAAACCTTTAATAGTGTTACCAACGGTGGATTTACAGAATATGGCAATTATGGAGATAGTACAGATGGAATGGTGGGAGATCGTGGATGTATAGAGGTTAAGTCTGTAATTCCTAACACTCAATGGAAAAACATTAAAAGAGGTGGTTCAGATCCATCTTATAAATGGCAATACCAAGGACATCTGTTTGTAAGTGATAAAGATTGGTGCGATTACATATCATACTGCCCAGAGTTTCCACCTAAAAAGCAGATTCATATCTACACTATTGAAAGGGATATGATAATGCAAGAGCAACTTGAAGAAAGGTTAGAGAAGTTTTGGAATTTGGTTTTGGAAAATGTCAAAATAATAGAAGAATGATCTACAACCTCCAGAATGAAACCGAAGTAGAAAAGGCTAAGGATAGGTTTAACCACTTATTAAAGCAAGGCAAGACCATTGACCTACTAGAAAAAAAGAACACTAGGACGTCAAGGCAAAACAGCGCATTGCATCTGCTTTTTACCATTATCTCAAGTCAACTAAATGAAATGGGCCAAGAGTTTACCTACAACGGTTTAAAAGGTCAACAGCTTAGTATGATGCACACGCCAGACCTAGTTAAGAATTTCATCTGGAGACCTATTCAAATTGCCTTATTTGACATTAAGAGTACCACAAAGATCAATACAGAACAGATCAATAAAATAGTAGACGTATTAGCGAAATTCTTTGGAGATAAAGGAATGGTAATACAGTTTCCTTCAAAAGAGCAAATAGAAAATTTAATCGATAAATATTAAAAATGATAAACAAACTATCAAAAAAAATCCATGAAATCAATGTGAAAAACGGTTTCTATGAGGATGAAAAGAACATAGGCGAAATGATCGCTTTGATTCATTCAGAGGCTAGTGAGGCTCTTGAAGCTGACAGAAATAACAAGTATTCTAATGCATTAAATGATACTTGGAACACTTTAAACGGCAGCCCTAGTGATGAGGATTTTAAATATTATTTCAAAGAATTGTGCAAAGACACTTTTGAAGATGAACTCGCAGATATAATGATTAGAGTCATGGATTTAGCAGCATTTAAGAACATTGACTTAGAACAGCATATCAAAGCTAAAATGCGATACAACTCACTAAGAGAATATAAACACGGTAAAAAATACTAAACATGGAAGTACAAGGAACAATCAAAGTATTAGGAGAAACAAAATCCTACGGATCTAACGGATTCCAAAAACGTGAAGTAGTTGTAACGACTGATGAGCAATATCCACAACCTTTAATGATTGAGTTCGTGCAAGATAAATGCGCTCTACTGGATTCATACAATGTAGGTGATAGCGTTAAAATAGGTATCAACTTAAGAGGTCGTGAATGGGATAGCCCTCAAGGAGAAACTAAGTATTTCAATTCTATAGGTGGTTGGCGTATTGAAAAGGTAGCGGCTGGAACTGCTCCAGCAAATGTGCCACCGTTTGAAGAATATGAGCCAATTGAAAATGCTCCAGATGAGGATGATGATTCACTACCATTTTAACCCTACAACAATTTAGAATTAACAACTACTGTAGTCTTTAAGGACTTGTCTCATTTAGGGGTTGGGATGTGGTTTCGTACCCACCAGTAGTTCTAAAGAAAATATTATGGAAATCTATTTTAAAAATGAAGATGGTCAACTTCAAGGAACAACTGTTCAAGGAATATTAACACATATTCTTAAGGATTCGGATGTTGAATTTGAAAACTTTTATAGTTCTGATAGCGACGATTCTACTTTTACATTAACTAAAAGAATCAAGAACAAATTAAGAATTGATATACAGCTTGAATTAAAAGATTCAGGTAATAAACTTACTGGATTTAGCATTTTCAACACACCTATTAAGGTAGTAGAGGATTGCGATCGAATGACTAAAATTATTTAACCCAACACTTTGGAACACAGCTTTGACATACCGCCCGATACCGTAATCATAACCAGAACGTTATTTGAACAACTCATCTACAATGAGGCAAAGCGCCAACGTATTGAGGAGCGTTCTAAGTGCGTTTCCAAACAAGAGGCTATGGAGTTGTTAGATTGCTCTGAAAGATCGCTGTTTAACTACGTAAAGGACGGTAAGATAAAAAAAGGTGGTAAGCGCGGTACTTATGTAAAAGAATCGATACTTAGGTTTATTGATGGGTAATATAAAGTATAACCGTTCGGGAGTGAATTATAAATTAACTTTTAAATAGAATATGAATTATGATTGAGCAATTAGACACCAAAGAAACAAAAAATAAGCCTGATCGTTGTACGGTGTTAACTACTGTGCCTGATAAATCAAAAACCATTACAAAAAGGACTTTCAATAAGTGGCGTGAAAATTTAATGCCATTGGCACAACTTTATGCTAATATTTACGATGAAGTTGAACAGAAAACAAATAAAGAATTAAAATACTTAATAAAGTATGGAAGTGAGTTAACAGAAACAAACTGTTGGTGGGCTGAATACAGAGTTTTTCCACTTATTGAAACCATCGCAAATCAAGAACTTAAAAGAAGAAAACGGACTAAAAAATCATTGTAGTTAACTACTTCATATACCTATCCAAAAATATAATCCAGTATCATTTGATGCTCTTGGTCTATTAGATCATAACTAAGCCTGCCTATATAACCCTCATCGACTGCCTGGAACTTATGTCCTTGTATCTTTTTAACAACTACACTCCTAGCCCTGCATTCTTCGGATGCCGTTTTAAATATGTATCGCGGCAATCCGCTACGCAAGTTTTCAATCTCCAATCGTTTAGATATGAGCCTTAATGTGGTGTTATAATTATCCCTAAAGTTTTTGAATCCAGAATCTTCAGGATGCTTGAACCATAAACCATACTTATCCAAATACGCTTTCGAGAAATCACTTAGCATATTATCAACGAGTTCACCGCCTTGCTCTTTCGATCTATTCTTATAGCGTTTAAACACTATCCTACCATCTTTTATATTGTCATCTGACAATTGCCCTAGATCACTAATGTAATGACCGCCTATGTGTATCTGGAACAGAAAAGTATCTGCAACCCTTTTTTGGTTGGCTTTTTGTGCCTTATTACCATAACCATCATATAAAGCCAGTTTTCTAACTTGCTCTAGTGTCGGCAGGATTAAAGGTGTTGTGCGCTTACGTTTGATCCTATGACCGCTAAATGGGTTATTATCGACTATTCCACGCCTAACCGCTTCATTGAATATGGTAGAACCGGTACGCACGTAATGAGAGATGCCACCGTCTCCAGTTCCCGACTTTTTTTTGCGTGTGATAAATTGAGCCACTAGATTATAATCTACTTCTTTAATAGGCACATCGGGAAACATATATCCAAACTCCTTTTGAAATGCTTTGAAGTGGTCTACGCTCATTCCTCTATCTATTTTCTCTTGAATGAATAGATCCACGTAATCGCTTAAGGATTTGGTTACTTTTTTGGGTATGCCCGACTTAATAAGTTCCTTGGATAGTGCCAGGCCAAAACCATTTTCATTACAGTAAACCACTTCTTTTTGCAATTGCCGTTCGCGATTTGCAATATATTCCGTTATTTTGATCTTCTTTGTGGCTTGGTATTGTCTTAGGGAAATATAGGCGTGTTTCTTTTGCTTGCTGTCATAGACCCTTATTTTTAAGGGGAATCCCTTATCGCTCTTGCGCCTAGTGTCTAGTATTATTTCCGCTTCAATCAT